CCTCACTGAGCGTATTGAACACAAAAAACATCAAACATCAAAATCAAAAATACCTGATTCGGATTGGTGGACACCTGCAACCGACAAAACTATATATCCTCAATTTGAAATAGGTAAAATCTACAAAAAAGGAATAAAAAAATCGTATGCAGATTATTTACTTTGTCTTATTGCGGATGATAGTATTGAGTATTTAGTAGACAAGCGTTTATTTATGCCAGCTAAAAAACACACGTTCAATCCAATTAAAGATTCTGAATTATGAACCCTAAAACCAAACTGTTCTTAAACTACGTAGGTATTATTCTCTGTGTAATTTTCATTCTGTTTTTCCTTATCACAGGAGAAAGCATTATTGGCAACATTTTAAAATCATTTAAATGATAGACTTAATCTTAAACATTATATTAACAATTGCCTATATAATTTTAGGAATTGTTTGGACTTTGGTTTTGATATTCATCGTCTTGATAACATTCATTCTATTGAATCCCCCGAAAGAATATCACTTTTCAGAAGAAAGTAAAACTAACTCTGAAAATGAGGACTATTTACGTGCGATGAAATCGCTTAATGAAAACGAAGTAATATTTTAGCTATGAAACTCGAATTAAAATATCTTAAAGGTTATCTAGGCACTGGGGTAAAAATGTTAACAATTTCAAAAGGTATTTTTTCATGTGATCCAAACACTGAATCATTGTATGAGGTTACAATAAACAACATAACTGATTTAATTCGTAAAAGATATCACATAATTTCATCAAAAATCCTTCTTCTTCCTATTTCAGCATTAATACAACCCCTTCCGGATGGCACGTTTCCAATTATCGAACTCTTGAAAATAGCCGACTGCTACTCATTTTATCAAAAAGACATTCAGCACTGTAAATTTTCAGAAATGGGAGTTTACTCATACGATGAAGCTGGAAATGAAATATCATTCTTTGAGTATGTTCCAACTGAACACATGTTCTTGTTAAAGTATAAAAAAGAATACAGGATTATTCACAATCAGCTTGGGTTATTTGAATACTTGTATTCTATTCATGCTGACCATTTAAACCTCATACCTGCCGGACTTGCAATTGATAAAAGAACAGTAGTTTAATGTGTTTATAAACATGTTAACAACATTGTTTATATCAATCGTGTTTTGTACTTTTGAGAAACTTTAAACCTTAAATAAAATGAACGAATCAAAATTTTTTACCGTTAATGTTGGCACAAGAACTCGTGCCGGAAATCTAAACACAATTGTAACCTTTGTGGCTAAATCAGACAAAACCCAAAATCAGGTTTATTCTTATTATTCCAAAAAATACACTGGTCTATCTATTGAAGTTTCTGAAATTACTGAAATTGTTAATGATGAAATAACCATCAATGAAACAAACAACACAGCAATTTCATACCAAGAAAATAAAAAGATAAGAGAACTTGAAAGTAGGGTGAAGGAATTGTCTTCATCATTTAATCGTTTTTCTGGTAAAATTAGATACAATACAATGACTTCTGAAATCACTTTAGGGATCGAAGCACTTGAAAAAATCAATAATGATTATAGCAAAAATAAAGCCGAAATTAAAAAAGCTATTGAAAGTTATATTGTTAAAAAATATGGTAGTGTTATTACTTCTGATATTACTGTCGGTGAATGGAATCATAATACCGCAGACATACCTTTCACTGGTTTATTAAAGGGTTCAATAAAGGGTTCAATAAAGCCTTCTGATAACGAACTTTAAATCTTAATCACTATGATTATCAAAGAAGTTAAACTATCCGATGAAGAAAAGAAATTCATCTATAACAGGTTAATAGAATTATTTTCTTTAGACCCTCAATACATTGCTGAATCCTTAAAGGGTGTTGAAATTAACTTTCCCCTGAACGAACTAATTGAAGTTTACGCAACTCTTGACCTGAATGTCGAATACGATGAATTTGACGGTAATCATCAATGTAACCCTATTTCGGTTTACGCAAATCTTAAAAAGATCAATATGTACCACAAGGGAAATCCGGTTAAAGGATTAGAACAGTGGAATATTGAAGACTTGATCAAGGACTATGATTGGTTAAAATACTTTTAAAATCTAAAATATTATGAATTACAAACAAGTATCAGAATCACTTTCAGAATATAATAAAGTAAATGTTGAAATATACATTAACTATCTAAAGTTTTTGGAGTCTGAAAAGAAAGATAATGCACCAAAAAACAAATGGTTTCCTTTCTTCAAAGAAGATGAGGCAATTGATATTTATAAAAAGGTTGCGAAGGATAATGTTTTTATTGACGGTGAAACTATCACAATTTCAAACAGAGGTAAAATAATAGTAAGTTATAATTATCAGGCTTATAAAAACTTGCTTTTGAATGTATATCCTGAATCAACATTTGATATTCAAGTTGTAAATGAAGGCGATGATTTTTCTTTCTTTAAAGACTCTGGAAGGGTTATTTATAGCCACCGGCTTAAAGATCCATTCGCAAATCATAAAACAATTATTGGAACTTATTGCATTATCAAAAACAACAGAGGTGAATTTCTGGAAACTCTCAATATGGAGGATATTGCAAAAATGAAAGCCGTTGCAACCACAAAAAACATTTGGGATGCATGGGAATCTGAAATGGTTTTAAAATCAGTTATAAAAAGAGCCTGCAAGCGTCACTTTCGTGATATCGTTGTCAATGTTGAAAAGCTGGACAATGAAAACTATGATTTAAATCTGGCCAATGTTGATACTATTGTTCAGTCCGCAATTGAAAAAACTACAAAATTTGCCGAACTTACAAAGATTTACAATGAAAATGTAAATTCTGTATCTGATAAAGTAAATTTCATTCGCTTGCTTGGTGAACGTAAAGAACAATTAATGAATTTATTGCCTAATTTCAAACCAGAAAATGAAGTGAAAGCATTGGAATTGCTGAAAAAATACGATGGTAAATTTGATTCACTTCTTTTAAACTGGAAATTTACCGATGATCAAAAAGAATCATTGATTACCTTATTTTCAAAAACCTTAGTACAATGATAATTTACGAAAATATTATTCAGCAAACTCCCGAATGGTTCGAGTTAAAGAAAGGCAAAATGTCTGCTTCTCATGCTACGGCAATAGGGAATTGTGGCAAAGGACTTGAAACTTATTGTCGTCAGATTGTCCGTGAAATGATCGTAGAAAGACAATCATACACCAACAAAGATATGGAAAGGGGTAATGAACTTGAGCCGATTGGAAGATTAACCTATGAATTTGAAACTGGAAATACGGTTAAGCAAGTTGGATTTATTCAACATTCTGATTTTGTTGGTTATTCACCTGATGGATTAGTTTCTAATGATGGACTTATTGAGTTGAAAGCAAGAAATGACGAAATTCATTTTGGGTTACTTTTGGGTGATTCTATTGACTCAGGAACAATATGGCAGATGAATATGGGCATGTTGGTTTCAGGGCGCAAATGGTGTGATTTTGGCTCATATAACCCAAATTACAAACAAAGTCTATTCATTAAAAGATTTTATCCTGACTTATCAAAATTTGATGCACTTACAAAGGGGTTTTTAATTGGAGAATCAATGATTAGAAACCTTCTGCAAAATGAAAATATTCAGAAAGAATTACAGGTTTAGAAACCTCGAACTTATTTACTGTTTGATGTTTTACAGCATACACAAACACTTTATTAACACGTTTATAAACATTAAATTTACATACACTTAAAATCTTAAATCAAAATGAACACCGAATTAGTAAAAGTTGATCCTAAAGAGTACGGACTCGAAGAAGTCCAAGTAGCAACAATTGAACAGGCTTTTTTGCCTAAAATTACCGAACGTGATGGATACGCTCAAATTTATGAGCAATTAATCACAAAAGAACTGACGAAAGAACTTTGCAACGAAGCAAGAGAATTAAGGTTAAAGCTTGTTAAAACCCGAACCGGAATCGCCGATATTCATAAAACACAAAAGGCTTTCTTTTTGGCTGCTGGCAAGTTTGTCGATGCTTGGAAAAACAAAGAAACTGCACCAGTTGAACAGATGGAAGAAAAACTATCTGAAATTGAAAAGCATTTTGAAAATATCGAAAAGGAACGGATTGCAAAACTTGAAGCCGACCGCTTGACATTGACAAAACAATTCACTGAATATCCCGCTTCAAATTTGGGATTGATGGCTGATATTGTTTTTGATTCTTATCTGTTGGGATTGAAGGTTGCTTATGAGGCTAAAATTAAGGCAGAACGGGAAGCCGAACAACTCAGGATTGATAATGAAAGGATTGATAAACTTGGAAGGGAAAGAATTTCTGAACTTTACAAATACGATCAATTTCAAAATGATTTGGTTTCTGTAATTTCAATGGGTTCAATGTCGGATGAAAACTACAAAGCGTTGCTTGATTCACTCAAAGCAAAAAAAATAACTTATGAAGCCGAACAGGAAAGAATCAGACTTGAAAACGAAAGGTTAAAAGCCGAGGCAATTGAAAAAGAACGGTTGACTCAAGAAAGAATTGCACAGGAAGAAAAAGAACGCAAACAAAAACAAGCAGAGTTTGAACGCAAGCTAAAGGAAGAGTCTGATAAACTCGAAGCTGAACGCAAAAGACAGGCCGAACTAATTGCAAAACAAAAGGCTGACGCTGACGAAAAGGCACGTATTGAGAAAGAAAAACATGATGCAGTTTTAGCAAAGGAACGCGCAGAAGCAAAAGTAAAACAGGACGCTATTGAATTGGCTGCAAAAATTGAACGTGAAAAGGCTGAAGCTGAACGTCAAAAGCAAAATGCTATTCTTGAAAAAGAAAGACAAGAGGCAATTACAAAGCAAAAAACCATTGAAGATGCAGCCAGAACAGAAAGATTAAAGGCTGAATCACAAAGGCTACTTCTTGAAAAAGAAATTCAGGACAAAAAGGATGAAGAAACCCGGAAAGAATCTGAACGTATCGCAGCCGAAAAAGCAGCAGCAAAAGCACCGGATAAAGAGAAGCTTGTCAAAATGGTTGAATCAATTTTATTAACCATACCTGAACTTAACGACGCTACTTCTATTGCCGTTGCAAATGTTATTAATGCAAAATTTGAAGCGTTTAAGGTTTGGGCTAATTCACAAATCAATTCATTGTAAAAGTGAAAGACATTGAGACCTGGTTTGATAAGCAAGGCGATAAAATCACCTATGAAAATATTAGTGAGTTTAAATTGCTTATCAAACTATTGCCCGACGGAAGGTATATTAATATCATTCGCAAAGTTGAAAATATCCGTTCTTTGGAGCAAAATAACGCAATGTGGGGAATACCCTATAAATACTTTGAGGCTGCACTTGTTGAAGGTGGAACATTCAAAGATCCATCAAAAAAGATGGTGCATGAATGGTGTATGGTTCACTGTTTGCCACCAGATTATAAGCAAAGAATATTAGATGAATGGTTGAAAGTAGAGCCTATTATCAACTTTAAAACGAGCGAAACATACAAAGAACCTTTCAGATTAACAACTACAAAAATGCATAAATCAGATGCAGTTCATTACTATGAAAATATGCAAATGTTATATGCAGAATCGTTCAGTACGGGATTTGAAAATGATATGATCCCGGACCCGACAAAAGACTGGAAAAAACAAAAACAATAAAAAATTATAAACTATGGCATTTCTAGCAGTTGATCAACTAGGGAATGAATACATCTTCAATAACCAACCCACTCGACTTAAAAACGGTTGGTGTTCGTTTGAACTTAATCCAATAAAGCTACCTTATGGTTCTATTTTAAGGCTTTCAGGGTTATATTTAACTTTTGAAGACGCACCCTTTGAAATGGTAACAAATAACTTTCGTCACGACGTATGTGTAGACTCTGGTTGCCGTACGTCAGAATTAAAACTAAAAACTAGAAAACGTGAAGTTGTTCAAGCAAGACAGTTTATTATGGCTTACAATAAAATTTATTTAGGGTTGTCGCTTGCTTCGGCTGCTGCTGAATTTGGAAAGGATCATGCAACTTGCTGCCACTCTATTAAAACAATCCAGAATCTTTATTCAACAAATCGTACTTATCGGGAACAGTTTAAGGATATTTTCACTAACTTTCCATTGTTGTTAAAATACAAAATCGGTGAGATGGAAAGCAATTTCAAAATTAACATCAAAGAATAATTCACGAATATACCTTTTTGAACTAACATTGTAGCATACACGCAGTAAGGGTTTAAATGGTACTTCCCTATCTGTCAGCGATAAATTTACAAGTACCTATAATGTTGGCAAACCAGTGCTACCCTTATTGCCGGGTATGCGAAGTTATTGCCAGTTTACATTTCAGTCATGTTTGAAGATTTAAAAGAAGATTTTATTGTCGAATTTGGAGAGGAAAACTTTAAAAAAATTGAGTCTATTTTAGACTTATTTGAAAGCGAACCTTTTTGCGATTTTGAAAAAGACGGAATTACTGTTTCGTGTAGCCGTGAAAAGATAAATCAACTGCAAGAAAATGTATGTGTTTCTATTTCGTGCGATGATTTTGACATTGAATTACTTTATGAAAATGGGATCAACGCAGGAACCAGATTGAATGAGTATAGAATAAATCCAGCATCTTCATTTGTTAATGATAAACGCGAATACGAAGTAATTACAGGTATTGAATTGGATATTGATGCTATAGATAGATGGAGTGCAATGACTGGTAAAGAATATTCACTCCAAAAAGCTGAATTTATGCTTATCAATAATCGTGATTCAATTTTGAAATTAATCAAAAATCAAAATTACGATAATTATGTAACTGGTGGAGGCACGACAAAGACAGACCGCTACTATGATCAGAAAAAGTCTGAATTAAACGAACGTGGTCTTTTTTGGAAAGTCAAAACGCGAACAGAAGTAACCACCGCGAACTTTTTTTAAATTGGCAATAACGGTTCGTGTATGGGTAGTGTGGGAGTACGAAGCACTACCCTATCGAATTACAAATAACTTAAATACGAGATACAATGATTGAACAACCACAAAAACCCACATTACCTATACACGGTGTTATGCACAGGTTTTCTTATCGTTGGACTTTAAAAGATGCCAACTTTACAAAGGATAAAGGTAAAGTGTTTAGTTGCTTTGCTTGTGGAGGTGGCTCAACTATGGGTTATAAATTGGCTGGTTTTGATGTGATAGGATGCAATGAAATTGACCCTAAAATGATTGAAGCATACAAAGCAAACCACAACCCTAAATATGCTTTTTTAGAACCAATACAGACCTTTAAAATGCGTGAAGATTTGCCGCAGGAACTTTATGAACTGGATATATTGGACGGTTCACCACCTTGTAGTAGTTTTTCAATGGCTGGTAACCGCGAAAAAGACTGGGGCAAAGATAAAGTTTTTAGAGAAGGTCAGGCGATGCAGGTTTTAGATACTTTGTTTTTTGATTTTATTGATTTGGCTAAGAAATTACAGCCAAAAGTTGTGGTTGCTGAAAATGTAAAAGGCTTGCTTTTAGGCGATGCAATACAGTATGTGAGACAAATATACCGTGAATTTGATTTGGCTGGTTATTATTGCCAACATTGGTTATTAGATGCTTCAAAAATGGGTGTACCACAAAGGCGCGAAAGGGTATTTTTTATTGCATTGCGTAAAGATTTGGCAAAACCTTTTTTAAAGCAAATGAACTTGTTTGATATTTTGCCAGAAATAAAACTGGAATTTAATGAACCTGAAATATGTTTTAAAGAATTTGCAGATTACGAAGGCGAAAATATTACAGAATATGCAAAAAAAGCATGGGATAACCGAAAATATGGGGATAACAATATTGCAGAAAGTAAAGCAAGATGTGGAATGAAAGTAAGCGATATGAATACAGGCTATGTTTATGAAGATAAAGTATGCCAAACATTAACTGCAAAAGGTAGGCATGGAAGTTTATTATTTTCAAAACCTATTAGACTTTCAAAGGCTGAATTTTGCAATGTTGGAACATACCCACAAGATTATGATTTTGCAAAAACTGGATGGGGCTATTTAATTGGAATGAGTGTTCCACCAGTAATGACTGCAAACATAGCGACTGAAATTTATTTGCAATGGCTCTCAAAGTTGGCACTGTCTTAAACTTGTGCATAACTTGTTTATATCAACAGTTTAATAAATTAAACCATATGCAACTTACTGAGTACGAACAAAAAGCAATTCATAAACTCGGACAGGCTATACACGAAGGCCGGTGGAGTAATGCTGGGTTGGTTGAACTTATTAAACTGGAAGGAGATTATCTAAATTTAAAGACGATACCCAGATATGCAAAATCTGTTGGAAAGACTTATCCGGGTGTTGTTAAAACGAGAGAAATAACAAATTTATTTGATGTTAAGTGGATAATTGACAACGATTAGAAAGGTTCAACAATGGCCGTTTTCAACCTATTAAATTTTCAACATGAGCAATAAACCGAAACTTTGTAAGTGGACTCTTGAAAAATGCGATGAAGAAAGAGTAAACTATCCAGGCAAATCTATTCTTTCTCCTTATTGCCATAGTCACTTAATTTCAGCTACCTTGATTAAAGTTAGATCCACAAAAGAGCTAAATAAAACTATTCGAGCTAAAAATAAGGAAAACAAAGAAAAAACGATTGAATTACTTACCACTGATAGATACCGGAAAAAATACGTTCAGCCTATTTTTAATGAAATTGCCAGATTGATAGATTATAATCAGCCATGTATTGCTACCGGAAACTATAAAGGCAAGATGGCCGGAGGACATTACCATTCTGTTGGATCTAATCGTACAATTTGCCTAAACCTTCACAATATCCACATTCAGAGTTTTCAAAGTAACGGGCCAAAAGGAGGCGATAATATCAAATATAGAGAAGGTATCATCAAAACGTATGGATTACACTATTTGGAACAAATTGAGGCTCTATCGTTAATAAAACCGATTAAATTAGACAAATCAGACCTAATGGATATTAAAATACATGCATCAGCTATCAAGAAACAGTTAAAAAAGGAATTAAGGGTGAGAACACCGGATGAACGAATTAATTTAAGGGAAGTAATAAACAATCAAATTGGAATATATAAATGAAAATCAAAACTGTCAAATCGTTAATTAAGATATTGGATGAAATCTCAAAAGTTGATAGGGATGAATTGAAAGGAATTAAGTCAGAAGAACAGTATGATTTAATTGGTGTTGTCCGTTCATCAATTCAAAACGAACTTTCAGAACTCAAAGAATTGTCAAAATGAAAGTCTGGTACTGCACCGAGAAGCGTTTCATCAACCGAATCATCAAGCGATGGAAACGGGAAGGATTCAACTACAATGCCGGACACGTTCAGATTTTAACTTTTGCCTTTCGTGCCGTTCTTTACTGGTCTTCAGTAGAACATCAAAAAGTTTCAGAAACAAACAGATTAAAAAATAACCTTAAACTATTCTAAAATGGCAAAGAAAACATTTGCAGTTCACTTTTGGACTGGATATACAACGAATTTGGGATGTGGAGATATGGTTGTAACACTTTGTGAGAGATATGTTGAAAAACAAAAAAGTCGATTCACTATCGATAAAAGTAAAGTTACTTGTAAACTTTGTTTGTCACGACATAAATTTCAAAAGCTATGAAGGGTTTAAAACTAATATTTATATCGCAAATTAACCGGGACGGAAGCGGAACAACTCCGGTTAATCCAGATTATATACGAACTTTAGAGAAAGATGATTTTAATTTAAATTGTCTTTCAATAACAGAAAATACTTATATCGCACACGGTTTTAATTCGTATGTGGTTAAACTAAAAAATGAAAAGCATTGGCCGTTTAAACTTTCAAATAAATGAAACTTTTTAAATTACCCTTTCGTATTAATGCCAAGTAAATGATTTTTTTCATACTTTTAGGTTTTACTACCATGTTTTATTTGATTGATTGAGCGTGGTAGTTTTTTTTAAAAACTTAAGTTTGTTTTATTCAAAAAGTATTCTGATATTTGTCTTACAAATTAGAAGCACCCATCAGAGAAAGGGGAAACTGACTTTATAAAATGTGATTATTGGAGGCCATATAAGCTACCGGAAACGCTGTTTGATCCGGGGTAAATAGCGAGGGACAGTCGATGTAATCAAGAATAAAAAAAGTTAGTAGAAGGTTTCCCAAAGAATGTACAGATAAAAGCCCCGGATAACGTGTCCGGGGCTAATTTAAAAGGGTTTAATTTGTGTTTGATCATTGCCGGTACTTCCGGCTAATTTTTACTGAATTTTTGTTAAATAGTAACATGAAGAAGATTAAGACAAAAGATATTGATTCAACCAAGCTGATTACAAAATCAGAATATGCAAAACAGATAAAGTCCAACCCTGTTCAAGTTCAGAGAATGATTGATCAAGGGAAATTGACTGTAGTTGTTGCAAAGGGTGCTGAATTAATACATCTTTAATTTTTTTGACTTAAATCGTTAATTATTAACATTGTAAATATAGTTTTTTAACCATTAAATTTTAACACATGGGTAAACCATTATTTCAAGACGTACCGGAAGATCGGAGAGTATTAATGTTGTCTGACAATGCTGAAAGTATCGAAGAAATTGGATACATGAAGCCATTTACCGAAGAAGAGATCCTTTTTATGAAAGATGATCTTGCTGAAGTTTCAATTGATATCAATGAGATTGAAATTGAAAAGAAAGAAGTTGCTGCTGAGTTTAAACACAAACTCGAACCTCTCACATAACAGAAAAAATCTATTCTTTTAAAAATCAAAAACAAAGCTGAACATGTAAAAGAAGAATGCTTCAAGTTTATTGACTATGAAAACCAGATTGTTTCTTACTACAATTCAAAAGGTCTTGAAATCGAAACAAGACGAATGAGGCCGGACGAAAAACAGTTGAAAATTTTCCCAATTGGTAAAACGGGAACAAATAATTAATCATGAACACAGAAAAAATTCAGGTAAATTTTGCCGAAGGTCAGACCAAAGGTGAAATAGTAATTTGTGAAGTAAAAGAAAGAAATGAACTTAAAGTTAAGGAACCTGTAAGAATCAAACTTTCTGGAACCATTGGCGCGCCCGCAGAATTTTTACTAAAGAGAATGGATCAGTTTGACCAGATCAATCAAAAACGCTGTCATATTATCGTTGATCGTGAAGAAATAAGTATTAAGCTTGTTTTCAATGAAAACGATGAATACAATCGGGGTGAGGTTGTCGGAACACTGGAATCATATCCAAAATTCAAAGAATTTGGAATTAATACCGGAAAAGTTTGGACACCAACTGCACTTGGATTATTCTTTAAGATGAACAGGGCATTTTTCACTTCTCGAGATGATAACATGAAGCTTGTTTCTGATTTGATGAATTTCACCGCTACAGTTAATAGCGGTATCACACGTTCCGTAAAGGAAACAGGTGATAAAACTGATAATTTTGAACAAACAGTCAATTCAAATCTTCCAAAATCATTCAATATTGTAATTCCAATTTTCAAAGGCGTACCTGCTGAAACAATAGAAGTTGAAACATTTGCACAGATAGATGGCCGTCAGGTTTCATTTATACTACTTTCTCCGGGTGCTCAGGCTATTCTTGAAGAAATTCGAGATATAGCAGTTGATGAACAATTAAAGACTATCCGTGAGGCTTGTTCTGATATTGCAATCATTGAAATTTAATCCGTTACCAGATATCGGTGGTATCCTTTCAGGTTCGATCCCTGAAACGGAACTAATAAAAATTAAACTAATGAACTATACTTTAAGACCATATCAAAGCGAAGCATCCGACAAGGCAATTGAATTTTTTAAGTCAAAGAAGAAACGAAATGCAATAATGGTACTTCCAACGGGTTCGGGTAAATCTTTGATAATTGCTGAAATTGCAAATAGACTGAATGATCATGTTTTGATTTTTCAACCTTCAAAGGAAATTTTAGAACAGAATTTTGCTAAACTTCAAAGTTATGGATTTTGGGATTGTTCGATTTATTCAGCATCCTTCAACTCGAAAGAAATATCAAAGGTAACTTTTGCAATGATTGGAAGCGTCCGAAACAAACCTGAATTATTCGCACATTTTAAGTTTGTGATAATTGATGAATGTCATGGAGTTAACGCGAAAGGTGGAATGTATGATGATTTTATTTCAGAACTTGACTGTAAGGTATTAGGATTAACAGCTACACCTTACCGATTATCTTCAGATGGTTATGGCGGTTCAATCCTAAAATTCATAACCAGGACCCGTCCTCGGATATTTTCAGAAATGATTTACCACGTCCAGATCAAAGAATTGGCCGACGCTGGTTATTTGGCAAAAATGGAATATTACCAGATCAACATCGTTGATCCTACAAAATTACAGGTAAATGCAACCGGTGCAGATTTTACAGACAAATCGGTTCAGAAACATTACAAGGATATTGAGTTTAATCGCAAACTTAAAGAAGTAATTGAAAGACTGGTTAAGTCAGGACGGAAAAATATTTTAGTTTTCACTCGATTTGTAGCAGAAGCACAGGAATTATCAGACTATTTTAATGGACTAGCTGAAATGGTTTCCGGGGAAACACCTAAAAAGGAACGTGAAAGGATATTGAATGATTTCAAATCAGGTTATATTAGAATAGTTACCAATGTCGGGGTTCTTACTACGGGTTTTGACTTTCCTGAATTGGCCACAATTGTACTGGCGCGCCCTACAATGTCACTTGCTTTGTACTATCAAATGATTGGCCGGGCAATGAGACCGCACAAATCAAAATCAAGCGCGTGGATCGTTGATTTGTGTCAGACATATAAACGGTTCGGAAAAGTGGAGCAATTGGAACTGCGGGCAGAAAAATCGGGTATTTGGGCTATTTTTAGCGGAAATAAACAACTAACGAATAAATACTATGAGTAAAGATCCAGCCTTTTTATTCTACGATGGCGATGCTGCCAGAGATGTTTCTCATATGAACAGACTTGAAAGAGGTGCATATTTTGATTTAATTCAAGCTCAACGGAAATTCGGTGGTTGTACCGTGGAACAAATTCGGAAGATATTTGGTAAAGACTTTGATGAAGTTTGGCCCGCAATTGAACTTATTCTTTATAAAACAGATTTAGGAATATATTTTATTGAATGGGTTCAAATATCAATTGAAAATCGCAAGGATTATGCAGAAAAGCAAAGGAAAAGAATACAGGATTACTGGGATAAAAAAAAGAATGAAGAAGATAAAAAAGAAGAAATTATTATACCACGGAATAACCACGGAATAACCACCGTTATTCCTTTAGTAAATGAAAATGCAATTGAAAATGAAAATGAAATTGTAGTTAAGAAAAAAGGGGGTACAGGGGGAAAAAGGAAAACTATTTTTATTCCTCCTGAATTATTTGAAGTGGAAGATTACTTTTTTGAAAATGGTTATACTAAAGATTCAGCTAATAAATTTTTCAAATCATATTCAGTTGCAGATTGGTTTGACTCAAGAGGTAATCCGGTAAAAAACTGGAAACAAAAAGCGAATATGGTTTGGTTTAAGGATGATAATAAAATAAGATCAAATGGAACAGGAACAAAACAACAGTTTGGCAATAATTCAAACTCAGGGGTTAGCGACGATTACAAAAGGTCAATTCTTGAAAGACTTGGCGTTACCGGAGGTTCAGAAAATATGCCGGGGAATTAACGATTACCCCGCTGTATTTGAATCAGGATTACCGACACTTGGATCAATTAACCGACAGTTTGGAATTGACTTTACTCAGGCATACATCGAAGGTTGGATAGTTAACATTCGGGAATTTATCAACGTAGGAAAAAGAATGAATGATGTTCAGACTCAAGAAACGGCAATGTTGATAATTGAAACTTACCCTTCATTGAATATTGCTGATATAAACCTGGTTTTTAAACGTGCTAAACTTGGCAAATTTGGCCAGTTTTATGACCGATTAGATGGGCAATTGCTTTTAGGGTGGTTTGATACCTATTTTGATGAAAGATGTCAGGCAGCCGCGAATATATCAATGAGGGAGGCTGATCAATATAAGGGTTCAGCTAACATTGAATCATTTGAACAAATTCATAAATTAGCAGATAAATTTAAGTTTCAATAAAAGAACCAGATATATTTTAAATTTGAACTTTATATTTGTCATAACGGGCAAAGTTTATACGGGCTGCAAAGCTCGAAAACCACGGTTGCCTGACTTGCCGGGTTAGCCAAAGTTATTTGCCGTATTTCATTACTAATCACTAAAATAAATAAAGATGTCAGTAAAAATTTATTCAAGTTTCAACATGGGTGGGATGCCAACCCTTGAATATTCGATTAACATTAATGGGATTTCAATTGGTATTAAAAAAGAAGATTTTGACTCTTTAGTTAAAGAACTAGGAACTTCAATATCTGAAGATTTGGAAAAAGCAAAGTCAGTGAAAGAAAGCTACTGGAAAAATGTAGAGAAGTTGCAAGAACTAAGGAAAGAAATAATATCTATTTTCTGGGATGGAGAGCCTGATGACGATTATCTATTTAAAAAAGAGTCAAAGGAAATTGATCAAGAAAAGCTTTTCGAGATTTTGGAAAAGCACAATCGCTTCTTAGGATTCGAATAATATGGCATATAACGTAGGAAGCTACACGCAGTTTGGGATTACGAGCGAAAGCCTGTCAAGCCCCGACAGCGTAAATACGAAAAGAAAGCCTTGAATAACTTTCATACGCCCAAATTGACGGGTAGCTGAAGTTAGTGGTTAGTGCTTTCATAGTCAAATATTTAAAACTAATTAATAATCAATAAAATGTCAACAGAAACACATCAAATTACAGTCGCAAAATGCGAAGAAGAAGAACTCGACAATGTAAGAACGTATCTACAAGAACTTGAACAAGTTGTCAACGAGAATGACGGTTACGATGAAGATGATTCTGAAGTGAATAAAGAAATTGCTGATGTAGCAAGAAAATATCCAAACAGAGCTTTCATCGTTCCATTGAATTTAGGAATCCTTCTCGACAACTACCAGGATAAAGACTCAGATATTTTGAAGCATCCAAAGTGGATAATGAATCTTTTCAATGTCCTCGAAGAAATTGACGAATATCTGTCAAGTAACCCGAAAAACTATGTCGGTAGCGGGTCAATTCTGCACACTAAAATAAAGAACTGTCTGTCGAAAGATGCGAAATAGCATTACCACTAACGTTTCCGCTATGCGTAGTGCGGGATTACGTGGTACGCACTATCAAACTACGCAAAGCCTACGAGCGAGGCAGGACGCTCGATATTACGAATAACCCCGCATTACGTATGAGCGGGTGTTGTACGCCGTTTTTATTCTTAAAACTATGGATTATACTCAATTTTTAAACACAAAACACAAAAGCATTATTCATTCAGGATTTGAAATAAATGAAACTAAATTAAATCCGATGCTTTTCGATTTTCAGAGGTTTACCGTAAAACGTGCTTTAAAGGCTGGTAAATATGCGATTTTTGCTGATACTGGACAAGGCAAAACTCCAATGCAGTTAGATATTGCGAACCAAGTTTTTAAATACACAAATGAACCAGTTTTAATTTTAGCACCTTTGGCAGTAACAGGGCAAACAATTGAACAGGGATTGAAATTTGGAATAGAAGTAAAAAGGCTTTCGGGAAATATACAGATAGCCAATTATGAGCAAATTGATAACATAGATTGTAGTTTGTACGGTTGCATAATTTTAGATGAAAGTTCGATTTTAAAAAATGAAACAGGAAAATATAGAAATTTACTTATTGAAAAGTTCAAAAAAACACCTTACAAATACTGCTTTTCAGCTACACCAAGCCCAAACGACCCTATGGAATTAGGAAACCATGCAGAATTTTTAGACGTTATGGGATTTTCAGAAATGCTTGCAATGTATTTTGTACATGATGCTGGAGAAACGCAAAAATGGAGACTTAAAGGGCATGCAGTTGAACGATTCTATGAGTTTGTTAGTTCATGGGCAATTATGTATTCGCACCCAAGGGATATAGGATTTGAAATGAATGGATTTGATTTGCCCGAACTTTCGATAATTGAAAAACAGGTTGCAACTACATTACCGGAAGGTATGCTATTTTCGGGATTGGCTGTAAATGCTACCGATTACAATTCAAGTTTACGAGAAACAGAATTAGAACGCATTAACCAAACTTTAGAAATTGTTAAAAGTATTGGATTTAACGAACCGATAATTATTTGGACAAAGCAAAATGATGAAGCAAAAAACATATACAACCATTTAAAATTGCTTGGTTATGATTGCCGAAACGTGCAAGGTTCAGATTCAAATGAAAAGAAAGAAGCTGATTTATTAGGATTCGGGCATAATGAATTTCAAATACTTATTACAAAACAATCAATTGCAAGTCAAGGATTGAATTACCAAAATTGCGCTTATCAGATATTTAATTCAGTTGATTTTAGCTTTGAACAAAGCTACCAAGCCATGAGGCGTTCATGGAGGTTTGGACAAAAAAGAAAAGTAACATGCTGGATGATAACAACCGACAGAATGATAAATGTTATTAAAATACAGCAAGATAAACACCTTTCATTTAAAACTATGCAAAGTGAAATGACGAAGGCAGTTAATAAAAATTTACTTAACCAAATAACAACTAAAAACATGAATAGTGAAGATGTTAAAACAGAATTTTACCATTTAATGCGTGGGGATTGTGTTGAAAAATCAAAAGAAGTTGAAGAAAATAAATCGGATTTGATTATATTTTCGCCTCCATTTAGCGAACTTTACACATATTCGAGTCATGTTGAAGATATGGGCAATTCAGCAAACTATAACCAATTCGAGCAACATTTTAAATTCTTAATTCCTGAACTAAAAAGGATTTTAAAACCTGGGCGTATTTGTGCTATTCATTGCATGGATTTACCAATACAAAAAGGAAAAGAAGGATATATTGGTTTAAGGGACTTTTCGGGAATGTTGATTAAATGGTTTCAGGATTGCGGATTTATTTATCACAGTCGGGCAACAATATGGAAAGACCCTGTAATTGAAATGCAGCGAACTAAAGCACTTGGATTGCTGCATAAACAAGTAAAAAAAGATAGTGTAATGAGCCGTGTTGGAATACCTGACTATATTTTATTTTTTAGAAATGAAGGCGAAAATACAATACCAATTACAAATACAAATATACCAGTTGATTTGTGGCAAAAAATAGCTTCGCCAGTTTGGTATGATATTGATTATTCAAGAACTCTGAATTATAGAGAAGGTAGGGCGCAAGATGACGAGAAACATATTTGCCCGCTTCAACTTGATACGATTGAAAGAGTAATATTGCTTTATTCAAATGAAGGCGAAACGATTTTCAGCCCTTTCGGAGGAATTGGCAGCGAAGGTTATCAAGCGTTGAAAATGAACCGTAAAAGCATTTCAATTGAGCTTAAAGAAAGCTATTTTGAATTGAATAAACGAAACCACAATGCAGCCAAAGAAGAAAAAGGACAATTAAAATTAGCATGGTAGAATGCTAAATCGAAGCACGTCTTTAAATGGCGTACAACTTGTAAATATCCGCAACTAAATAGTCAAAATACCAATAAATTTAATGATTTTAGAAATAAAATATAGGTATAAGGGATTTGATTATTTAGTTGCCGATTCGGATGGTAACTTGTATTTAACACCTCATTTTCGTTACCGGCGCACAGTATATTTTAAGAAAATTGAGCCGTTTAAAAATGGCATTAATAAAAAGAAAACAATTAAATATCACGGTGCAAATGTTTCGTTTGCACAATTAAGAAAACGAAAAATTGAAGTTAATGAGGTAATTGAAGTTTACTAAAAACAAAAATCAAATCGAAACATATACGGTGTTACCGTCTTTCTTTTCAGATTTTAAAATATTCATTCTGTTATTTCCGGTATTCCATGAAACGTGAACCCATGTAGGATTTTCTTGTTCATCTGGAAATTCAGAAATTAACTGATCGAAAGCAAGATTGTTTTTGATGTAATTGAATATGTCTTTATTCGATCCTCCGAAAAGTAAACAGATATCCATTGCGGCTCCATTTATTGCTGTGTGTTGGCTATTCTTAGCACCTCCAACTACTTTATTAAGTTCTTCACATCTAAAAAAAGAGTTGATGTGTATAGGTCTATTCCCTAGTCCGGCCCTTAATGGCTCAAATATGTTTTCAGCTAGTTCTATCATGTTTTTTAACTGCGAGGCATCTGGAATGTTACTTATTCCTAAACGCTCTGCTGTTGAGCTAGAAATAGCCTCCTGAAAGGTAATGTGATCTGAAATGTTGTAAATCATTTACTGGTTCCTATTAGTTTATCATCTTTCATTTTTTCCCAGATAGCAGATAATTCATTATAGGCATATGCAAGCTGTTTCAATGCAGCCTTGCAATTTATAGCATTGTATTTGTCGCCCTTAACATCTAGGTCTCTACGTTGATATGCCTTAATTGCTTTTTCCAATTCTTTACGAGCTTTGAATAAGTTGTCAAAAGCCTTTCTCATGATCATTTCAGGAATCGAATCATTTACCGTTTTCGGTTCTGCCTTCGAGTAAAATACAGAATCAGCTTCAGCAAACTCTTTTTCAAATCGGTTCTGCGACGTAGACTGAAGGCAAATAAGCAGAACCGAAATTAATAGGATTGGCTTCATTTTACGAAGGTGTTACAATAGGTTTTTTTGGTATAATCTGTACCCATGCTTCTTTGGCCTCAACCATAACAGTCTTTCCGGCCGCTGCCGCCTCTTTTAATGAGTTCTGATCAACTGAACCGTCGTTTTTAATGGCATTATCTACAAGTCCGGCAAAGTTGGATACAGACAAAGAAACGTCACTTAATTCCTTAGTCACAATTGTTGTTTTACCTGCAATAAGCTTAATAGTCTTTGTAACTCCATTTTTTGAAAGAATACCAGCCACATACATTACTAAAACCCAAATGCCACTATCTTTTGCGTTATTCCAAATCTTTTGAAAGAATCCCAGCTGTGGAGCATCCGGCGCGGGTTGTTGTGTTTGAACCTGTTCCTGTTGTGGCACGTTCGATACTTGAGCTAACACGGGTTGATACATTGTCAACGTCAGGCTGAATAGTATCAAGAAAATTACCTTTTTCATGTTTGAATTTTTTAAATAAATTTATGATTCCTGTAATTGAAATTTCAAGCGGGCGTTTCATTGTATTTGGTTTCTGTTGCAATCATTGTTTGTGAATATGTCACAGATTCTTTTGTTAGATTATTTATTAATCCTTGATTGATAGTAGAGGCAATTCCTAAAAGCACTTGATTTTTTGCAGCTTTTGGTAGGCTAATAATGGTCTGAACGTCACCAAAATCCTTTAAGATAACTGGAAGCCATTGACGAAGCCATATTTTTACTGCATCGTCCAACGTTCCAGGAATTAGTGCGGTAAGAAGATCGGCACCCGGACTATCAATCCATTTTTTAAACCTATTTACTACATCAATACCAATTGGCAAAAAGGCTTCGGCAGATGCGAACAATTTAATAATTAAACTTTTGATTTTCAATAATAGTGCTTTCATAATTAATTTTTAAGAAGTTTTTTTATATCTGTATGAATCTCATTCAATAATTTGTCTTTATGATTTAACATCCTTTCCTTTTCACTTTCCCTTATCCTTCGATAAAAAGATACCGCGACAAAAGACGATGAACTTGCAGCAACGGCCAAAATCATATTTATGACTAGCAGCGTATTTTCGGATAAAAGAAAATGCCTCATACACAGATGCTAAAATTATAGACAAATATATACATAATTTATAATTGAAATAACTTTTGTTTTCAATTATTCCAACATAAACGAAAAGTAAAATAGCCAAAAAGAAAAATATGGCTGTGTAAAGAGATAAAAATCTAACTATGTGATTATTTGATTCAATCAAAAGTATAAGTGCAACAACTATCCATGATACGTGACCAGTCAGGGCATACATTATATTTAGTTTTTCCCTTGTAATTTCAAAGTCAAAAGAGAAAACAATGTACGATAAAATGATCATTACAAGATAAGCTATTGCACCTATATCTGATAACTTTTTCACTTTTTTGATTTTGCTTTTTTAGGCTTCTTAGTAGATTGAGTTACCCCTTTTTTGATAGGTGGTAATTCCGGTTCTTCATTTGGCATGATGTTAATTTTTAAATGTAAATACTAAAACTGTTTATTCATTGGCATTAAAGAATCCTTCAGAGATGTGCCCCGATGAATTTCTTCAAAGATAATATTCATGTGCCATTGATAGGTGTATTTGTCGATTGATTCACCAGGCTTTAAAACATATCTTTGATCGTAATATTTATCACCCAGTGTCCGTAAAATATAAGCATCCTTGAGGCTTAAATAGTCCTTTTTATCGGCTTTATCCGTATTGTTTGCAAATGTTGAAGCGATAACCCCTCCATAAATTGTAACTATAAATAAAACTATTCCAAGTGTCCATTTAACCATTCCTGTTAATTTACTTTCAAGCTTATCATACTTCTTTTCTTGCTTCTCATAAAATAAATCTGATTTTTCTTCACGGTCTGCAAAATAAGCGGCTGATTCTGCTTTCAAGTGAGTAAACATGTCGGACGTTTCACCAATAAAGTTTTTAATTGCATTTTCAGATTTAATTTCAAAATCTTTAAACACATCATTTGAGCGTTTTGTGATGTTGTTAAAACACTCTTCGCATTTTTGTTGTGTTTCGTCCATTCTGTTATTTATAATTCTGGGGTCAACCGAAAGTTTTTATTATGAAATTTAGTTCAAAAAGTTCCCTATACGAACTAAGGATAAATTACCGCATATACAGCGTCTTTCAATTTTTTATGCCCTGCCGTGTGTGGGTGTACTGCATTTGCAAAATCATCAGGATAAGTAAGAATTGTTTTCCCTACGATATGAGTGCAATAAGTTGATCTTGCTGTACACAATGAAGCTATACGAGTGCGGTAATCATCAAGTGTTGCGTCTTCTTTTGCGTCACCTCTTATAAGTGGACTCAAACAAAATACCTCAATAGTTGCATCAAGTGTGTGAATAGCATCCAATAAGGCCGCATAATAACCCTCAAAAGTTGCAGCTGCTGTATTTGCGACACCCCAATCGTTAGTAGCTGCCTCAATTAGTACAATTTTTCGAGTTGTTGTAAGGGCAAATAATGAAGTCAAATATCCTATTGTTCTGGTGACAAGTGGAGATGTGCCTGCAAAATGTTTTATTTGACCAAAACCAAATCCCAAAGAGGCAATATTTTTACTATTTTCAATTTCAAAAAGTCTTACAAATCCCTGCGTTTCAGGTATTGTTGCAGCATCACTCACAGAAATTGAATCGCCAATACATACCAGTTTTTCAGGATGTGACACCTCGTTTATTTTTGTGATATTCTTACACTTTACCGATGTCAAAAATGTTCCCACAACAGAATCAAATCCTGATACACCCGCCTGAGTACCCTCCATTAAGGTAACTTTTTTATTACCGACAGGAAGGAATATAATTTTTTCGGTGAAAGCATATAGATAATATTGTGCAAAATATACATTATCAATAAAGACGGTAAGCAAAGAACTCCCAGAACCACCTAGTTGCAACGTGGGGTTTGCTTTGATCAAAATATTAGTATCGGTCGTGTAAAACTCATATTTGGCAAATGCCATTTTTCTTTTATATGTAGTTTCATCCTTATAATCAACAGAATTAAGCATTATTCCATCATACTTTTCTTTGAGATTATAGGGTGAATCTTTCATTACTCCAAAATTGGTTGCATAACGTTCTTGCAAATAGTCCATTACTTGCATTTTTTCATATCCCGTATGCGCTCCTGAGTAAATTATTAATTCATAAAAATCGAAATTACAACAAGCTGTATCCAAGTTTGCATAACCACCTATTTCGATGCCTTTTGTAATATTGTTTGAGCCAACTGTTGTAGTAACCTTACTTGCGCCATTTCTAATAAATTCTGAAGTTGCAGCTCTAACCACCTGACAATAACAACTCAAATCGGTAGAATATGCTGTTTCGATCACCGCAGATGCACCAGCATTAATCCCAAATCTACCAACAGGGGTTCCACCCATAAGATAAATTAATGCAGTGTAAGGCGTAGCTGGTGTGCCACATTGCGCCCTGTCTGGTGTTGACGATAAAAACTTTGAAACCATGTAAATAGTATATGGTTGGGCGATTGTAAAAATGTCAGTTATCAACCTATTTTTCACCCCATTAAAAGTTATTTTATTATGCCCGTTTAAGGAATTTGCCGTAATAGTTGGATAATTATCAACTCCTGCACCAACTGCATGATGATTGTTACCCTACAGGTCGGTCAACTGCGATGCCTTGCCCGATGAATCAACAACATCATCCGACCTTAACCACAATGCAAGGTTTGATAAGTCCGTTGGAACTATCGATGGATAGCTAATATTTGTCCCTAGTTTAACTACCCCCAAACCTATATGTGTGTTTATTCCTGGCATTTTACAGGGGTTTTAGCCAGTATTTAATAATGTCTGTCGCTGCTGTCTGAGTTATATTTTTCATGTTATAATAGTTTTAAATAATAACAAATAACATCTGTAGCGGCTGTTTGAGTTACTGAAGTAACTTTATTTACCAAAGGTCCACCCATTCCTAAAGGTATTCCAACGCCTACAATTCCCTCATCTACATCGGCCGAAACTGTTACACCTACTGTTTTTTCACATGATGCAATTTTAGAACCATCAAACCACGAGGTGCAATAATAAGCATAGTAGTTAGCTGGCATACTTGTTTTAGCCGTTCCCGTAACGATTAGTACTTTTTTGCCAAGCGCATCATCTTGTTTTGATGCTGTTGAAACTCCGGTAGCAATTCCTAGTCCAAGTAACGTTAGTGACTCAGTTACTTGTAAGACTGTTGTAAATCCAGTTACCCCGTTAATAGTCCAATCGGTAGGTAAGTGTCCGGTAACCATAATATCAACATCGCCAACCGGTGGAACTATTTTAATTAACCCAGATATTGCTGCTACTGTAAAGTGTCCTGAAGTGAATGGTTTTTCATAACTAGGGACGCCAACTACTGAAATATAAAAATTTCCGTTTGGTGTTTTTGTTAAAGTTACTGATCCTGCCATGATTGATGATTATTTAATGTTAAAAAAACACTATAAAAGTAAATATATTTTTTAAAGTATGTTATAAAGCACTATTATTTTTTTGCGTTGCTTTCATCATTATTATACACACATCTTGCTGATGAAGTTAAAGAACTCCAAGTAGTTGAATTTTGAACTTCTGTTATTGACGTACCATCATTAAAATGAGTACATATAAAATTCTGAACAGTCCATACTTGAGAACCTATTTTTACTGTTGCATAAATATTACCGTCGTAATCTATTAATATACCAGGGTCTATTGAATCATCTTTTATTAATCTGATAGGACATCCCTGAACCTTAAATATTAATGCCTGCCATCCAAAATATGATGAATTATAAACAGCGGCCTGACAACAATATGCGTAAGTTGCATCGTAGCTATTTGAAGCCCATAAATAACAAACCTGATTTATTCCTGAAAACGAACCTGTTTCATTTCTTAATCCGGTACCTCGAAGAACATAGTTATATCCATTCGTTGCGCCAGTATTTGGCGAATTCCAATAATCATATCCAGTTTCTTTAAGCTTACCTCCTGCGTAATTTGCACCACCTAATGTCAAGCCAAGTGCATAAAATTCTAATCTAGTAGGAACATGCCATCCAACCGGAGCAATACTTGCTCCTCCAGTGCTGTAAGTTACTGCATACCAATTATAAAGATATCCATATTTTACTGGTGTAATTTGCTGTTCTTGTGGGTAACTCCAAAAAAAGTTAGAATATTGTTGACAGTTACATGATGAAATAATCATCAAAAAAAATACAGTTAAAAAAAATATCTTTTTCATTACCTTCCGTTTATGTAAATATTATTTCCTGATCTGTAATAGCTTGTAATATAAGTACCTGAACTTTTTGATTTCAAAGTATTTGTGTGGGCATTAGTGATAGTTCCTAAAATGTTTGGTGAAACATTCAGCGTGTAACTCGACCCAACGATGAAAGTAACCACAGCGGCCCCGGTGTATGTTATTTCAATATTTCCAGTTTTTCCATTATTTAGATTTGAAAGCGTGATTGAAATATTTGTATTTGTTGAAATGTTCGCGTTTATGTGTGCTGAAACATTGTGAGTATAGTTAGTATTTGCCGTTGCAGAATATGGCGTTACATCTTGATCGGTTAATATTGTCAGTGTATCGCGATTACTGTACCAAAGTGATGTATTTGTACAATAGATTGAATCGAGTTCGTTGGTATTGCTTAAGTCAAACTTATTCCATGCGTGTTGCCCCTTGAACATCCAAACAGCAGAATCAGCAGTATTGTAGTAAAAAATAGGATTGTTCGGAGCAATTAATTTTTTGATAGATGAATTTGGTAACGGACTTGCATTTTGCGAATGTGCAATGAATCCGACCAAAATAAATACAATTGTGAATAATTTTTTCATATCAATTTTTTATTAAAATGTATCCTGAAATTAATTCGCCGGTTCCAGAAAATAACACAGAATCTATTAATCCGTCAATTGAAGAAAGCGTTAACTGCGGATCAATAGGAAGTCTGGAATATTTACCTGCTTCAACAAATTGCCAGACTTCAAACTGAGGATTTTGGCCGTAGTCCTGCATCGGGTTAAAAGAAACATTGTTTGAGTCTTCCAATGATTCTCTATAATTTGAAATTTCTGGGCTATAAACATCTGTAAATTCTATTCTCCGCCCGTTTGGATCATTGCCCCAAAGAACTGACATTGAAAATTTATTGTTATTGCTGACCGCAATTGGATGAAGTCTATAAAGTAGTTCGGTAGGAAGTAAAATAGAATATCCCTTATAAGCTGACTTGTGAACTATTCCCATTTTACCGGAAGTCGGGCAACCCTGTTTAAAAACGTCACTTACTAATATCGTACCAACTCCGGTAGAAATAACTAAGTAAGGAACTCCGACAAAATCAGTGAAAGCGTAATCAGCATCTTTGAGATTAGCCCCAATATTATTGGTGTCAATTGCATTTACCTTTATTCCGTACGTTGCTGCGGTTAAAGGTGTTTCCCTGTCAATCTGATAAACTGATTGAGCAATTGTAAACCACGCCGAAGATGTATTATATTTCGATAAATCACTCATTTTTAGTTAAATATTAGTTCTACCCTCATAGGTAGCGGATTAGGTGCAAAACCTTCTATTAGCACTGTTAAACCATTTCCTACAACTCCCGTATAAGCAGTTCCACGATCAAAGCTCAACATACGTTCAGCCGAACCGTTGATTTCAAATACTTTTATATCAACTATCTTTCTTCCGGTTAAATTATGAGTTACAAGTAAGTTGTAAGTATCATCAACCTCCAATGTCCATCCGGTAGGGTAGTCTGTTGTTTCAATTGCGGCGGATATTCTGGTTGCAACACTTCCAGAAGATGAAGTAAAGTTAATAGTATAAGGATTTTGTTTAAGTTTTAATAAGTCTTGAATAATTATATAGAGGGCGTTTGCAAATCCCATAACTTCTGCGAGTGCATCCTCTACATTTTCAGCGTCAAAAATTCCGGCCAAATCAGCAAGCGTTACATCTTCTGCCTTGACGGTTGCAGGAAATGTAACAGGTTCTAATGTTGTACAATCTGCTTTAAACCAATAAAGTTGATCAACAATAATTAAAGGCATAAATTTATGTCTTAATCCTATGTCAATTCCCGCCAACGCCTCAGCCTCCGAAGCCCACGGAACATTGTTATTTAGATATGCTTCCTGGATTGGTCTTCCGGTAGTTGATTTAAAACCTATGTCAATTGGTATTCCTATCATTGCTTAAAATTTATAGCTTAAAATTTATAGGTTAAAGTTAATAATGTTGCTGGTTCAGGTGCATAAGTTATAGGACAAACAAAAGTGTAAATGTTCATTAATACACTGTTTGATCCAAAAGTAAAAGTCGCCTGTGTTTTTTCAAATGCACTCATAAGATCGTAAACGTTCCACATTAAAATACTTGATAGTTCCCCGAATGATGCAGGATAAGCAAAACAGTTTCGGGTTCCAAGTTCGTTATAATACTGGATTGTTGTATCTTCTTTAACGGCTAATAACTCAGTCATTGCCTTGACTTCTGATTCATAAGGCGGGTTATTTGTCACAGCACCGACATACATTTTAGTAGTGATATCCGGAATAATCGGATTTGATTCAATGATACCTAAATTATCAACATTAATACCGATAGCGTTCTTTTGTGATAGCTTCAGGGTTGCCTGAAAAGATGTTGAGTTTCCAAATAAAGTAGGGTCTATTTCACTTTTCTTAATATACTGAATACTATTAACTGTAAATAAATCCAAATTGCTTACCATCCCTATTTTAGCTATCATGTAATCCGGCACTGCTGCAATTTTCAATACTTTTCCTGTGTAGTATGATGCTGAAAGAATAGTATTGCTTTGTGAACCTTCGAGCACTTCTGATTTATCAATGTCGTTTACTTCTACATCCATCGCCTCGATATAAAAATCAAGATAATTCCCGGTATTTGCCAATACAGACCAATCTATGAATCTATTATCTAAGTCTGATTCAATCCTATCAAGGTTTGAATATTTTATGTATTTGATAGTTCCTTTGTTTATCTGTTCTGTCAAATCTGTGACTAAAACAGGTTCGCTGGTTAATACATCTGAACCCTGTATAGCGGTAAAATAGATATGTTTGTCGAAGTAGTCAGAATCTAAAGTAACAACAAAATTAGTATAATACCTCATATTTGTTGATCCGTAATGCGAAGTATAACCAGCCGAAATACTTTCAATTTGTGTGATTATAGGAAGTTTATAAAATGATTTAAGTGTAATTGTCGCGTCTGTATCTGATTCAAATTGCAAGTAAAGTACATGGTTTTTATTAAACTTTTGAAAATATGGAATTATCAAATTATTAGAGTGTTTTCGATCCGCATGTAGTGTATTCCACATATTTGGAAATTCAGTCGGATAGGTTGCCAACTTTTTAAATGTGACGCTATTTAATATTGAACTTGATATCATTATCGAATGTTTTCACAAATTTATAAAATGTTTTCAAACATACGTTTATATTTGATAGTTATTTTTATTGGTAGTAAATTGCAGACTTAAAATTCTTCACGAATATACCTTTTTGAACTAACGCTCGAGTGCTATGTGCAGGGCTGGATTTCGGGCGGTGTCCGTTATTTGTCAGCGATGCAGCCCGGGCGGAAAGGTAAGGCTCGAAAATCAGAACTGCCAGACTTGACACATAGCATCAAGTTATTTGCCGTTTTTAATTAAATCCAATACGATGAAACAAATACAATTCAAAGACATTTCAGTCAAAATTTATACAGATGCAGTCGAATATACTAACGACTGGTTTGGAATGCCTGAAGGCGCAATCTTAGACAAAAGTTCTGTTCCTGAAAGTGCGGGAATGGCAGATATTATAGGAAAAGAAATTGCAATTTTTACTACAAAACTTTGCTCTTTCGACGACTTGTTATCTACCGTTGCTCACGAATTAGGACACTTGGTAGAAAATGGGTTTAAAAAGAATCCACCACAAAAACCACGATACGAAAAACGTCACGAACTAAAAGCAGAACATTATGAGTCTTTCACAATTGATTCATATAGACTGTCACGCCAGATTTACGGACTCACGTTCAGCGAGCTTTAAAATGGCAATATAACGGTGGTGGTATGAAATCGGTTGGGATTTCGAAGTACAACCATGTCAAGTTACAAAACACTTGCTACGGGCTACCAAGTTTGACAAACCACTAAAACCCAACTGTTTTATACCACGTGTTATACACAGGCATTTATTTAAAATTCAAATAATTACAAAATGAAAACAATTAAAAACGACTATTGTATAAGACAATTTGTAAGCAGCGATACATTAAGACCTGCAATGACTAAAGTAAATTTACAGGATGGATATTTATATTCTACCGATGCCCATATAGTTGGGAAAATAAAAGCGGATTTGTGTGTTCAAAATTATACTGCTATTGAAAAATACCCAAATGCAGAAAAAGTAATTGAGGAACATGAATCGGTTGAAAAGAAAACAGTAAGCGTTGATACTCTTTTTAACGACTTAATGAAAATTGAGTGCTGTTTTAAACCTAAAATGATTGATTGCGACAAATGCGATGGTGATGGCGTATATGTTTGCGACCATTGTAATTCTGAATGTGATTGCAAAGAATGTGGTGGAACTGGGCAAGTAGCAGGCAAAGAACTTGAATTAACAAGCGAACATGATTGCGTTTTATTTAATAAAAAATACAAACTGAATTATTTGGATTTAATTATTAAAACCGCAGTTTATACAGGCGTTAAAGAGATTGAAATTTCAAACGGTACTCACGAAACTTCGGTAACTATTTTCACGGTTGGCGATTTCACTATTTTATTAATGCCGTGCTATCGTAGGTAGACTCTTTATGCTTGTGTATAACTTATAAATATCAACAGTTTAAAAAATTAAACTATGTGCCAATTATCATAATATGAAAAACTTGCTTTACACAAATTGGGTGAAAGTATTCATAAAGGTAAATGGAGCAACGAAGGTTTGGTTAAACTTATTGAACTGGGTTCAGACTATCTTAATCCACTTTCTATTCAGGAATATGCAGACAGTAGGAAAATAAGCTATCAGGCAGCAAGAAAGCATAAACAAACTATTTTATTAAGACAAAAATTTATTATTGACAATGATTAGAAAGGTTCACATAGGGCCGTTGTTTAACTACACTACAATAGGTTTGTATTTTTCAACTATTGTTATTTCAGCTTCATCCTTACCGATTGACATATCAATATTATATAAATAACCTTGTACCGAATTACCGTCTATATCTATTCCGAAATCCATCCAACCATACAAATTATCTTGAAGAACCTGTAAATCTGCATAAATAAACATGCAAGTAACTTTGTGCTTCATAGGTAAAATTATAGGATCGGATAATGTAGAAACTGGTATATCCTGATTTTCAGTAATCGCATATTCATCAAAACCGGACTGAGGGGTTCCCAGTGTTCTTAAGTTTTGTTGCTTGTCTGATGTTTGAAACTTCAATGTAGTACCGGAAAAATACGGTTTTTCGAGTGCAGACTTTAAATTAGGTTGACGCTTCAACATTCGCGAAGGTGTAAAGTATCTATTTAATAAATCTTCACGAAAAACGCTTGATTCTTTCAGTATCGTAATATTTTCGTCTCGTTCTGGTTTCCATTCATATCCATCCGCCTGAGTCTTAGTAATGAAAATATCAGAATCTTGCTTAGTATCGGTTGTGTCAATCGGCGTTGCTAAACTTGAAAGTATTCCTTTTGTGTCACCTCTGTAAGATGCAATATTTTCTAATTTGGTAGCAGTATTCAGTATTGTAGTTCTTTCAATTGTCGTGTTTGGTTCTGCAAGTCCGTTAATTTCAAGATACTCATATTTATCAAAACCTGATTTAATGTTACTAGGTGCGTATTCAATCATAACCTGTGACTCAATATCATATTTATTGAATCTAGATTTAAGTGGCGGGTTAAATATTATTTCATCTTCATCAGCACTTTTAAAGAAGTCTGAATATTTTTCAATTCTTAATCTTAGTGTTCCTTCAATTATCTCAAATGAATAACCTAGACCCCATATAGCACTAGCAGTCTTAAACAGGTCTTTGAAATTGACAGCAAGCGGTAAATCAGCAAGTGTTAACCCCCGTAAGTTTAAACCATTTTGTATATGTGCAAAAGACAATTGATTTTCGGTCAAATATTTTACACCATCTGCATAACTTAAATTCTGACGGCCAAAAAAATCAGAATAAAAAGGATATTGAGTGTCAAAAATGTGTTGTGATAATCTTTCAAAAGTCTCGTAAATTGGCCAACCTTCAACTTTTCGCGCTGGCGAAGTGATAATGTCCTGAGAAAATGAAATCATACTTTCGTCACTACTGTCGCTATAAAATCCGGCTTTTATTCCTGAAATATCACCAGTTTTTACAACTAATCGCAAACTTTGACCTTTTTTCAAGTCAATAGTTGTCGAATCGTCTATTAATAGGTCTTCGGTATCATTGCCGAAAGTAGCTAGTTCGATTTCATCAAAAATAACCTCTGCAAGATCGGAAACGACAAACATCAACGTCCACGGTGCAGTAGGGTTATTATCGTTAGTAATCCAAAAATGGAAAGTATATTTTACCGTCAATGTCCTATCAAACTCTGAACTTTCAAGTATTTTTGGTACTGCGGAGATATTTATAATTCTGTTTGTAAACTTAACGGCTTGAACATCTCCGACAAAGTCGTTTTTCTGAACGTCAAAAGGAAGTGAGGCATAACAATTGAATCCTTTTACGCGGGGCAAATCGTAAAGTATTCCATTTTGAACGGGTGTTTTTAGTTCGGCATAAAATCGCTGGTTAGTTGCCTGGTAATTTATGAATTTTTTATCTCCAAGTGGTCTATCTAAAATATTATAATCGCCTATTGAAACAAGTTTATTCAAGTCAACGTTAGTATCCTGACGTTGATCCAGTTTAGTTTGCATCGAACTATTAACGGCTTTTACCCTAATTCCAAAAGAGAACCCTCCAATTTTAACTTTCTGATAGAAATTAAAGTCAATGTTATAGGTAGATGGAAATTCAATGTATTTTCTGCCTTTTTCGGGGTCAACAAAATCAAACTCTTTCCACCAATACTGCACTAATGTACATTTTGCATTAAATCCAAAAGTCATATATAAATCCTTAAGCATTTTTGCAGCATTTCCGACAAACGTCAATGTATCGGCGTTGGATGAAACGAATACACCTCCAGCTTCTAAGTCACGTTTGATATTGATCTTTCCAGATGCCCACTCACATGGTTCTGTGTCGCAAATTAATTCTTCAGTATTACTTATCAG